CACCCTAAGCCACGTATCTATATAATCAATAGCACGATAGCCTAATAGGTCTGTAATAGCCTGGTGTGGGCGTTAGATATCGACCATACCATATGCATAGGTCTACACATAGGTGATTACTTAATATACACTATATGTCATATTAACCCCAATAATAGAGCTAATTGTACATATATGCTGTATTAGGGTATCTAACGCCCACACCAGGCTATTACAGACCTATTAGGCTATCGTGCTATTGATTATATAGATACGTGGCTTAGGGTGGCTATTAGAGGCCTTCTATGTGGTAGTCTGGTATGTATTTAGGCACCAGATACACCCAGCACCCTTATGTAGGGAAGGTAGGGATATTGGTTGGCCCAATTCTTGCTAATGCAATAGGCGTGCCAGTGTCCCCTATATAGGCAAGGCTGTCAGCGTGGACGTGAGGCTGTGTGAGGGGCCATTTCAGGCCGTAATGGAGGTAGGGGTATGTCCCCATTTGGGATTGGATATCGGGGGTAGTGACCCCCTCGCATATAATTTTCTGGCTAAACAGGCACCTACATAGGATCCCCCACGCACAAAAGCCAGCCAAGGTCTCCCCCAGCCAGCCTCTCTGTGTGTTACCGTAACAACTAACGTCAGTATGTATACTACTGTATACTAACCAATATACTGACGTTAGTTGAGAATCTAATTAACTTCAACACAAACTATCCTATCATACTTCCCCTAGGTCTATTAGTAAGGTAATAGCTTCTTTAGTTAGAGTTGTCTTTCCTTGGTATGCAGCTACCTTCTCGGTAAGCCCCTTTGATCTAAGACTTATTCTAGTTCTATTAGTTGCTCCTGCAAGTACTCCATCGTTATGGTAAGCTGCGACAAGGATGCTTAGTAGGTTGTTTGTTAACTTCATGGTAACTCCGTTGTTGTTGTTGTTGTTGTTGCCTAACTCTTATATTACTTGTCGGTACTACAACAAATAATTCTGAACTTTCTTTCAACCTACTGTAATACTAAACAAATATAGAGGTCAATTAAATACAACCTCGATAACTTACTAAAATCACTACTCTATTACTATGACCTCTGATTCAGTCTCAATCCAAACATGGGCACCACATGGAAGTGGATCTTCTGGACGATATACAATCTTACATTCCCCAAGGATTCGAACTTCATTAGCCTTACGATTCCTTTTGTAATCCTTACATGTCAAGACGGGATTACTTTCCGAATTCTTACGGTTTGATTTAATTACATGCTGATTGACGTGAATTCTTGTAATCATGGTTTTACCTCTTTCTGGCATGGTTCTTGTCTGGCACCACTTTGGCACGGTTATTACCTACTGAAATTACAGCGTTTCCTTCGTAGTGGACGAAACGGACCTTCCGAATATGAGTACACACAAAACACCTGAAACGTCTGAGAGAGCCGTTTAGGCCTATTAAAACGCAAGGGGTTTTGGCACGTTTATTGTCTGATCCTTCTCAGTGATCACTAAACCTTCCTCAGTGATCTCATATTCATCCAATTCCATTTCTTTAATAAGCTCTAAAGATAGTTTGGTTGCTGCACTAAACATAGTCGAATTCCCCTCGTGAATAAGTTCCCGGTACATATTGACTGCACTTGTAGCTGTTATCGTAATAGGTGTTCTCAACGTATATTTTGACCTTCTGGGGATCGATATCGTCAAGGTCAATATTGTTAACGGACATGTAAAGAATACCATCGACATAGACTACAACGTCGTCAAGAGATTCCCGCATTTCAATTTCGATAGGCTCTAGCGTTGTTATATTCATTAGTTAACCCTCTCTGAATTTTCTATTAAATAGCCGACCTCATGGTGATTGAATAGGTGGCAGCACATGATATCAACTGGTCTGTTTAGCGAGCATTGTAGACTTGACCTTTCCTGCTGCATTCGTCTTAAGTAGTCCCAACCACGATCTTTCAGTCTCTTCCAAATTTCTTTCCTTAATGTAGCTCTCCTAATACCAGTCCCTTTTATTGATATCTTACCACATTCACTGTAAAAGAACGTTATTGGCCCCCAACCATTATTACTTTGATGAATACATCTTGAATCCCAAAACTCTTCTGTCAAATTATCTAGTAGTATTTTAATAGACATCAGTTACCTCCTAACATCAATGCTACGTCAACGAACCCAGCTACTAGTCCGCCGGCTAAGAATCCAATTGTTAAAAATAAGCTGATCTTAGTAATTATGTCTAGGTTTTCCATGTTATTTCCCCTTTGTTTGTTGTATCATTTTGGTCAGTTGTTTGGTCTGTGCTGCCTTTGCTGCTGACCTTGCTATTGACCTTGCTGCTGACCTGACTGCTACCCAGACTACTACCCCGGCTGCTGCCTCTGCTGCCGACCTTGATGCTGACCCTGCTGCTGACCTTGCTGCTGCCCAGGCTGCCTCTGCTGCTACCCCGGAGGCTGCCCAGGCTGCTGCTCTTGCTTCGTCCAACTCTGCATCGGTAGCTTCCCCATTAGCGTATCTCTCAGCTACGTCTACAGCATTGATACTCCTAGAGTCACTATCCTTTGTTAGTACTTGCCTAGCACACCATACAGCAAACAATCTGTTAGTTTTGTCTGTAAGGAAGTGAGTCACTAACCATAGCTTGTCAGAGCTTTCTACATCATCCCTCTCCAAAATAGAGATTAGAGAAATGGGTTTCGTGATATTGTGTTTCTCAATAGAATGACAAGGGTTTAGGTCTAGAATATCTTGTTTTGTTATTAGTTTGTCCATGTTAGCTCCGTGTGAAGTGGTTCACTGCCTTGTTATATATTACTTATCGGTCGGAGTCAACTAAACTTTAATTTATATTTAATATATCTTATAAATGGAGTGATGTTGGAGTGTTAGAGGAAGGTAATTAAATACAGTGACAATTTTATATACAATCGTTAAAGTTTTTGACAGGGTGAACCGATAATAGACACTAGTTGGTTGACTAGGAAGGTCGGCTATTATAGACTAATAGTAGGGAAAGCGAACCCGGCATTAATAAAGTAATATCAGCTACTTAGGGTAACCTGGTAAGATTGTTAGGAAAGGGTATTTATGTAGGTATCTTCCTTTAGTGGATGGAGCTTCCTTGAGAATCGATATCAACAGGCACTAAAGGAACGTATGTAGAGGTAAACACCCACCGTAGTACTTTTTTAAATATGGTTCTAAATACGTAACCTATTGATTTTATTGATTATTTAAAATGGGGTTTTTCTGGGTACTACCTAAAATTCTAATCTCAAACCCTCAAAATTCCGGCCAACATTTTTCACAAATTCATATGTATGTTTGTGAATTTCTACCGTCCTATAAATCAGAATAATATCCTAAAATATAAAACGGTATAAATCAATGTGCTGAAATACGTATTTAGGGATCTTCACTTTCTTCCTCAGGTATAGTACAACCGTATAGAATAAACTCCCTAGCTAACTCTCTTAATAAGGTGTCTATGTTACCCATACTTAAATACATATCTGATAGCTCCTTATCGCTAACCTTTCTGTCCTTATTAAATATAGTATCATGATTCTTTCTAGTCTTCTCTGTACTAACCCACCTAGAAATGGTCTTAGCTTTATCTGACTTACTCATTGCACCCCCCTAATAACAACCTCTTGAACAAAGTACCCATCGACATAAACTACTACGTCATCAAGAGACTTGCGCAATTCAATTTCGATAGGCTCTAATGTCGTGATATCCATCAGTTACCTCCTAACATCAATGCTACGTTAACGAACCCAGCTACTAGTCCGCCGGCTAAGAATCCAATTGTTAAAAATAAGCTGATCTTAGTAATTAGGTCTAGGTTTTCCATGTTATTTCTCCTTTGTTTGTTGTATCATTTTGGTCAGTTGTTTGGTCTGTGCTGGCTCTGATGCTGCCTCTGCTGCTGACCTTGCTGCTGCCCAGGAGGCTGACTCTGCTGCTGCCTCTGCTGCCCAGGATGCTGACTTTGCTGCTGACCTTGATGCTGCCGTTGCTGCTGCCCAGACTGACTTTGCTGACCTTGCTGCTGCCCAGGCTGCTGCCCTTGCTACGTCCAACTCTTCATTTGTAGCTTCCCCATTAGCATATCTCTCAGCTACGTTACAAGCCTCAATACTCCTAGGATCACTATCCTTTGTCAACACTTGCCTAGCACACCATACAGCAAACAATCTGTTAGTTTTGTCTGTTAAGAATTTAGTTACCAACCATACTTTATCAGAGCTTTCTACATCATCCCTCTCCAAAATAGAGATTAGAGAAATTGGTTTCGTGATATTGTATTTCTCAATAGAATGACAAGGATCTAGGTTCAGTATATCTTGTTTAGTTATTAGTTTATCCATGTTATTTCCCCTTTGTTTGTTATATTACTTAACATTTAACATTTTGATTAGTTGTTTGGTCTGTGCTGCCTTTGATGCTGACTCTGCTGACTCTGCTGCTGACTCTGATGCTGCCCAGACTGTTGCCTCTGCTGCTGACTCTGCTGACTCTGCTGACTCTGCTGCTGCCCAGACTGACTTTGCTGCTACCTCTGCTGCTGCCCAGGCTGCTGACCAGGAGGCTGACTCTGCTGCCCAGGCTGCTGACCTTGATGCTGACCTGGATGTTGCCCTTGCTACGTCCAACTCTGCATCGGTAGCTTCCCCATTAGCGTATCTCTCAGCTACGTTACAAGCCTCAATAACCTTATAATCACTATCCTTTGTTAGTACTTGCCTAGCACACCATACAGCAAACAACCTATTAGTTTTGTCTGTAAGGAAGTGAGTCACTAACCATAGCTTGTCAGAGCTTTCTACGTCATCCCTCTCCAAAATAGAGATTAGAGAAATAGGTTTCGTGATATTGTATTTCTCAATAGAATGACAAGGATTTAGGTCTAGAATATCTTGTTTTGTTATTAGTTTATTCATATTATTTCCCCTTTGTTTGTTGTTTAAGTCTGGAATTAGTCTTAGCTTTATCTGACTTACTCATTGCACCCCCCTAATAACAACCTCTTGAACAAAGTACCCATCGTATAGACCTACCACGACAGCATCCTTAAGGTAGTTAGATGCTGCCCTCTCGGTATTATACCCTTGTAGTAGTACGTCTCCCGTACCATCGTTCTGGTATCCGAATACTAGGTAGACTGTCATGACCCCTCCTTATCTAAGTTAGCCTTCTGATCTTCCAAGTATCCCAAGTACTCATCTCTCTTCTCTGCTGGTAATGTGATTAGCTTCCTCTTTACATACACCCTAGCGTGAGGTAGTTCACACAGTTGGTTGATGCGCTCTACCAGATGTTTGCCTAGTCGTTGGTTAGTCTTGCTCATCTACAATCTCCTTAGGTATATTCAATACCTCCTTTAGTTTATCTAAAGCCTTACGCACTTCAGGCTTAAGTACCTTCTTACCTTTACCACAGGAGTCTAGAGTAAATAACCCCTTACCTGTAATTTTAATCACTGTCATCCCCTACCTCCTTATGCCCAATGTTCGTCTTAAACAATCCAGCCTCTTTACTACAGTAAGCATACTTAACACCTAACTCTATTAATGTCTCAAGTAGTTCAGGGTCCGTAATGTGCGTAGTGTGTCCCGAGGGAGAAGTGAGGATAGCAAACCCCACTCCTATAGTAATAGAGTACTGGCATAGGTTTTCTAACCCTAGTCCGTCTGTGTCAGTCATTACTTCCTCCCAAAGCTAGATGCAAGTCTCTCTCTTCATGAGCTAACTCAACCACCCTCTGATGGATATCTAGAGATGTTTTGTTGGTTACCTCGCAAGTAATGTCCTCACCTAACTCATTATAGACCTCGAACTCAATCTCTCCTACGTACTTACCATCTTCACGTACGTCATACTCGCAGGTTGCCTTGATGTCTAGGTTCATGTATTGAAAATCGAATCTCATTATAACTCCTCCACTGTGATTTTGTATTGTTTAAGGTGTACCATTTTCGTAGGGTTCCAGTGAATAAAGTCTGAGCCAAATAGGTGCTGCATTACTTCAAGACCCTTCCCCCCTTTATAGGGTCTATCACTTAACCAAATATCTACACTATACTTAACTTTAGGTACTACTATCTCCCAGTCATTGGGGTTACTGATAGGGTTATAGTCCCATCCAGGTAAATCTATCAGCCTTAGTACGGTAGACTCTCTCTTAATTAGTCCACCCTCTTCAAGGTGCTTCATCAATTCACTCGCTTTCATCACTTACTCCCGTTACAAGTTACATTACCTGATATTGCTGAATACTGTTTAACTCCTGTATTACCACAGATCCTCAGCGCCTCAATCGGATCAACGACGCGATGGAATTTAGATACATCACAGGATGTCAGTAGTAATAGTAATAGTAAGTACTTCATTTTGTCTCCTTTTTGATCATGGCTTGAATGTACCTAGTTCGATCACCAAACCTATTACCGCTCATACCCACTCCAGGTGCTTTATATAACTCCCACCCTTTATCCAATCCGTTTTGTACGGCTTCTGACAATCCCTTTGGGCTGGTTGCTGTTACTAAAATATACTTCATCTTAATCCCTTTTAAACGCAAAAATGGTGCCGACAGTGGCTTATACCTCTCTCGAAGCATAAACCACTTATCGGCACCTGTCAATTAAACTTTAGCTTTTTCTTCGTACTCAAATGAAATAATCTGTCTAAACGCATTTTCTAACATGATTACCACACCTTCCTCAGATAGGTTAGCATCACTCAACACCTCACCCCAACCACTTCTATAAAATGCTAAGTGGAGAAGTTCATGCCACAAGGATGCTTCTAACATCTCTTGAGTACTGTTCTGCTTTAATGATATTTCTATAAGTCCCTTGTCTGCATGACATAAGCCATACACATCATTAGGTAACTTGGATTTGTAACTTATTGTGAGGTTGTCGAACCCCTTAACTGCTGTAATTCGTTTAATCATAATCTCCCCCAAGATCTGTTATTGATATTGTCTTATCGGCTGTATTCGTATAAACTTTAGGTGGATAGTTTATAACCTCATATCCAGGAGGGTCGGGGGTTTATTTGATAGACTCTTCCAGGATCTTAAGTCCCTTATCGTCTAGCTTAGTCTTAGTATCTTTCACATACTCAGAAGCCAGAAGTAAGAATAGTCTCTTACCAAATTCCTTCATAGCCGCGCTTGTTAAGAATGCGATTATCATTGCTTGCATATTACATACCTTTCATGTATACGATTAGTTGGATCACTACTACGGATAGGGTCAAAGCACCACCTACCCATTTGAAGGCCATAATAGCCCCTCTGAGCTGATTCATATGTTTAATGAAGTCTGCCCTTATATCTTCCATTACGTCGAGCCTAGCCTCATTAGCAGCACTCCTACGCATATGGTCTGCTAGAATGTATTTCTGATCCACCTGAACTGATGAGATCTCGTCTATGCTGTCTTGTAATGTCTCTAACTTTTCTTTGATATCGTCCATGATACGTCCTGTAATTAAGTTAAGTAGCCCGTTTAGGTGGGCCAATCCTCTCCATCGGACTTAGAGCAGGATGGAGGCTCCTCGACTCGTCAAGGTGAGGCTAGTCCTTTATGACCAAGTTGGTTTAGAGTCTAGTTCCCGGTCTTCACAGATTAAATTACCCAACTGCTTACGTATTGCGTTCCATCAAACTCAGTCGACGCTCTGGCTGGAGCTGGATCAGACAAATCCGTTGCCTTGAAGAGGGTTAACCTAAATTGCCCGTCTGCTTTAAATCGCACCTTAGCCATATACCCACCTGGGCCTGCCCCATCAAACACAGTAAAGTAGTGAATATCCGTATTCGGAACCATATTGGATGGGATTAATCCAGTTAAACTAGCGACATCAGCCAAAGTGCTTGACCAAGCTATCCCATAAACACTAGCTGTTACTACATTGCCTATTTTTGTTATTTTTAGTGTCCCAAGTGTGAAATTACCATTAAGGCTAATAGTGGTTGATTCATAATTAGGTATAAGCCCACTCGCAGTCGCCGTCGCAAGTCCAAAACCTACCGGTATACCGGAGCGGTGTTTTACTACTCTCCATTTCCAAGCTGTCACTGCCGACCATGCGTTAGATACGTCCGGCTTTGAATAAAACCCAACATCAAGCTGTGTATCTGAAACCCTTATTAGTTTAGCCCCATAGGATATCGATCCTGCATCATTTTGAAAATAACTGTTCAGCCTATCTTTAAAGTCTAACCAAGTATTCCCTCCGGTATTAATTTGAAGCTCAAATGTGTCTGTGGCTTGTGCGCTAGGGAACTGTACTCTTTTCACAATCGAAGCGTTTCCAGATGGAGCAAATGCGGCTATGTTCGCTCCAGATGTTCCAGAACCAAAACTAGTAGTGTCAGATGTTGTACTTGTTGAAGTATTAAAAGCATACTCAACATCGTTAGCGCCGAGATTTACTGTGCCGGAGCCTGCCCATTCTGCTATAGGAATTCTTGCTTGAATCGTCACGGTGTCGCTGGTAGTCCAAGTCCCAGGAAACCCTGCATTGCCCCACCAATTTCCGGCTCCGTTTTCTGGTAGAACTTGTAGCCTGGTTGATGTATTCGCTATAACCGAACCCTGGTAGTAAAGTCCGCTAACCCTAGCAGATGCTAGGCCAAGATACGTTCCTGAAGCGCCAAGCGCCACTTTCGATGTGTCTACTGTCAGACCAGCAGGTAAAGTCCATCCCATGGTTGACGTTGGGGAAGTTGTTGTTGTTCCGTACCAAACTAGTTCGAGATATTTTCCCACTCTGGTTGCTAATACTTCGTCGTTTGTGGAAGCAAAGTTGGTTAAAGACAGCGCTATATTTAGGTCGCTGATATTAGCACCTGTAACAATGCTTCCAGGTCCGATAATCACGTCAGAGATTACGACTCCAGCAGAAGAAGTAAGACCCACTTTACCTTCGACCTTATAAGTAATCCCAGCTGTAGAGTCACTATCAAACGAAGAAAGAAATTCTCCAGTTACATTAGGAATATCTTCTCTAAGTAATTCAGTGGCTCCTGCTAAGATAACTACTTGGTAGTCTCCTGCAACATATCCAGCTATAGGTTTAAGAGCGAACTTTACTTTAAGCTTCTTGTTTAGATCTACATCATCTAGAGTGATAGGTGTATCAACACTGATCCCAGCTCCAGAGCTAGATGTAACGATCTTAAAGCCTGTACCTGTTAGGTTCTCTCTAGGAAGTTCTGCGGCTGTAACTGTACGCACAATAGTCATGGCAGAAGCATTCTCTTCTGTCCATCCTGTAGTGTCGTCAGTAGCACTAGGGTTAGTTATGTAATTAGGTTCCCCTGTACCTGCTCCACCGGCTCCTGTACCTACTTCTTGCTCTAAGCCAGCATCATCTAAAGTATAGAGCTTGTTGTCTGTCTTGGAGTAGATTTTCTTCTTACCCGTAGCAGGAGTAGCAGGAGTAGATGCTTGTTCATCGAGAAGCACGGATTCAGAGATATTAGGGGAGACTAGGCTACCACCATTATCAACGTCTGTAAGGTCCAGAGTAACGGGTCCAGTCTTTCCTGCAACAGAGCTTACTTTATCTGAGTTATCAATCTTATTCCATACACCAAGATCTGCGGCTACTACCCAGTCACCAATCTCCCAGTCTGATATACCATTAAGAAGAACAGTTCCCGCTACCGATACAATATAGTAATATCCTTCTGTACCTGATCCACTGGATAATGTAGGGGTGTTAGTCGTAGCATCCCACGTACCTTGGAACTGAAGGGCGCCTAGAACTGAGTCAGGTAGTTCCGCAGTAGGTACTTTACCTGATGCATCTAGACTAGCTACACCGTTGGCAGCAGACTTCTGAGTCAGAGGGATCTTAGCATCTACCTGAGTCTGCACATCAGAGGTAACACCAGATAAGAAGTCAAACTCAGAAGAGGTTACACCTCCTCCACCGATCTTAGTGGCATCAATACCAGCAGCTGCTTTGATATCATTATCATCAATATTAGAGACAGCATTAAGGTCAGCATCAATAGTTTTATTAGTAAGTACTTGAGAGGAGGACTCATCAACTTGAGACAACCAAGAAGTTCCTGTATAATATCGTAAAACATTGGAAGTAGTATTGAAGTATATACTACCCTTAACGGCCGCACCATTTGCTGATACGAAAGTAGCGTCGTCTATATACGATGTGATCGAAGCGAAGTCGATAGTCAGACCTGTAGGTGCAACAACCACCACTCCATCACTAAACTGTAGTTTCTTTATCTCACCTGCCATTATAAATTCCCCTAAATAATTTGTAGACCTGTTACGGTTACTGATTTTGTAGATTTAATCAACTTGATTACTAAAAGATCTACCGTGGTCAGATCTCCTAATAGGTTTGGTGTTTGTAAGGTTATTGTATCCCCTAACTTGAGACCTAAGTCTATAGCGTCAGTTTTGTAAGAGTAAGTATGTGTAGGGTTACCTAGAAACTTCTCATACCTGTTTTGTAGAGATGAAGGAGCAAAGTCTAATACAGTCTTAATTGACTTAGGTTTTGTCTCTCCGTGTATTCTGGCAGCCTTGTCAAACTCAAGTACTTGAGGAAACGGTAGTGAATTCTCCTGAGAAATGTGATCACTAGTTAGGGTTAACTGTCTTTGGGTGTCGTAGTAGTTAATCCTTGGAGATAGAGAGGAGCTTAGTATCTCATCATCTGTTCTAATGCCTACAGGTGTTCCCGTGGTATCGAATAGGTTGTAACTAACCTCTCCTTCAGGGTCTATCGTCAAGTACCCTAAAGTGGATACCATAATCTCTTCTAGAGTATCTCTTACAGAAGGAAACTCTAACTCGTTATTTCTAGGTATAGATATTACACATACAGTGCTAGATAGATCAGAGTTAGCCTGAGTTATAGATGAACTGTTTACAGTAAATCCAGCCCCCTCTACCACCGCCTTCACCAAGTCCCCATGCTGTACATCTGAACCATACCTCAAATTGAAGTACATCTTAACCATCTCAGGGGACACGCCTGTCGCACTAAGCTCAAAGTTATCTCTAAATACTACGGTAAGCTTCCTAGTACCGTCAGATTGCAAAGCATCTGTTAGGTAGAAGTCAGACCCAGCTGTGTGGGAGTTCTTAACCCTACTAGCTACAGGTACGAAAAATGACCCATCTCCATATTCAATCAGTAGGGATACGGCTGTAGAAGATGTCGGTACGGAATAACTGTAAAGAGTGTCTACTCTCACATCTGTCCCAGAAGCAGGTCCAAGATTTGTTGTAGCTCGATAGAAGTTAGACCCTACTTCGTACACTATAAATGGTACTAGGGCCGGCCCAGCTCCAAAGTTAGCATCCAATATACCACTATCCCCTACTTCACAATCATGCCCTGTGGAGTTGAAGTAAAGGTCTTGAACGGGTATACCTCTCTTACTTGTTGAGCTAGTGTTTGTACCTATAGAGAATATAGACGTCACGATACCAAAATCAATATTATTTATAAGTTGAGAACCTAATGATCTACATAATCCCCACTCTCTATTGTTAGTCTTACCTGCATTAGGTAGACCTGAGTAGTTTATACATATAGATTGGGGGTTAGTAGCAGGGTTGATATTAAGAGTAGGTAGCTTGTCTCCGGCAGCGCTAACTTTATCTAGTACGTTTAAATCTACTGAAGTATTGAACGATCTACCTACAATAAAGGGCACAGGTTTATTTTTATCCTGAGGGTGTACCGTGTATGTAGGAAGACTATATTTAACTAACGACTCGTCGCTACCCACATAGGAGGGTTGAGACAGGGAGGTAAATTGATCAACAACACCTAGAACAATAGTAGTCCCCGTAAAATCTAGTGTTCTGATCTGTCCAGAAAATTGTTTAGTCTTCTCCCCATTTACGTCAAACCATATAAGTACTTCTTTATTGAGAAATGAGTCATCTACGGAGAATAGGGGTGAGAGTCCTTGATCAGAATTCTCTAAAGAGATCGAGGAGGATGCTACGGTCATTACACCTTGTAGTACGTTTGAGATTGATTCTGTTATCTGAGGGGATGTTTTTAACTTGTCCTCCCAGATAGTGGTCTCTCCACCTAATATAGGATCTATAGGAAGTTCAATATCCTGTACATCTGTAAAGGTTAAGTAGTGGAAGGCTGATACAAGATTTGTGGTAGCACTGATCTCAAATGAGTGTATCGTTAAAGTATTTCCATCGTAAGACCAAGTATCTGGATCTCCTGAATCACTTTCAGTAAATACTATTATACCTAACAAGGCAGTTTCTACTTGTACCTTAAATAAGTTTCCAGAAAAGGGCCCAACCCATACTCCTGGAGATTGTTCCGTAAGGTATGGGTTCATAAATCTAGCTGGAGCTAATCTAACAAAGGTGTTACGCCTATTGGAGGGTTTACCCAATTCATCTGAAAACGTCATTACTCATATCCCCAAAGTTCCATTTTAGATCCTGCTTCTAGTCCTGACTGGGAGTTGGTCGAGAAAGGCCAGTCTAGCAGTGTACTGAAGTAGAACACATTAGCGTTTCTTGTATATACGACTGGGTCTAGTGTAACAAAATAACTAGATCCTGCAACCATATTTTCCCTATTGAAGTCAAACCTGATCCTCCCCATCCAGTCACCTGAAGTTATAGAAGGTGCGTCTGATATCTTAACAGTATCACTTAATATAGGTGTAGAGGTTCTTGACTCCTCTCGATAGATCTTAATCCTAAACTCTTCGGTACCCGTGTGTGCGCCCTTTTTGTATAGGGAGAGTACTAGGCTCGATAGTTCCATAGATACAGCGGGAGTGAAGGAACCTAAGTAGCTCTCCTGCGCCGACTCCACTGTTTTAACATAAAGCTCGTCGGAAAAGTTCTTTATAGACATTATAAATCCTCTCTGACGTTGAACCCCATACTGTAGGTGTCAGTTTTAACGTGAACTAAAGAGGGGTCTCCCTCAAACCTGACGTATTTAGTTAGTTCGCTTAGTTTTGTAGATACACATAATGTAGGATCTAGACTAATAAAGAAAGGAGCGTGGTTTCCTACGTCCTCAAAGAACTGTTCTAAGTCTTTCCTGTCAGCGTCTTTTAAGTATTGAGTACTTAGGCCGGTAAAGGTCCAGTACTTGTTTTTAATTTTATAATAGACTGCACCTGACTCCGCTGTATTCTTTAGGGAGGGGTCTATCTTCTTCTTAGTAAATCCTCTGGCTAGTCCTCTAGCGCTTAAGGTCAAATAGTCTCCTAGATATATAACACCGAATTTTAGAGCTGTAGATCCTAGAGGGTTGGTCTTGTCCTGTACTACCAACTGCCAATATCTAAAGCTTGTATCAGCGGTGTCATCCAGAAATTCAAATACTCCTTCATCCCCTACAGTAACAATCCTCTCAAAAGCTGCGGTAGTACCTATGACAGGTGGTATATTATCACCTCTTAAGGTTAGGACTGCTGAGGTTGATAGAGTAAATTGTTCTGACTTTTTACTTATTATGGAGAAAAAGGTGATAGGTCTTTGTGCACCTAAGTCCCAATCAACTGTCTCGTAAGAGTGGATACGTATCTCCTCAGCCGAGTAAGATAGCAACCCAGACCTGTCTGTAGTACTTAAGAACCCTATAGACTCCCACATGATAAGAGGTTGGCCTGAGAATCTCAAAGTAGCTGTACCTGAAGATCGTGATATTGTGAATCTAGATCCGGTGTAAGTACATGACCATAAAGAAGATACCGTATTTAGTTGGGTAGCTATCTCGGTAGCCAACTGTGAGGGTGTGTAGGAGCTTGGGGTGATTGTAACTGTCTTGTCGGCTCCGTCGTTGATGTATATCTCATTTTTAGTAGATACCGAAGACACTACAAAATTACCTGAAGGGCTCCACGGCTTGTATCTCTGAGGTATCTGTAGATTAGATGCCGGGAATAGAGCTTGTTCAGAGCTAACTGTTACAGTTGTATCGGCTGCTTCTGTAAGGTTGTTGTTACACCACCTTATTCTATCATTTCGCTCTACCATTCTCTACTCCCCTGTTAAGCTAATCTAGCGTTTCGTCTGTTTAGATCTAGTATTATGTCGGCAAATACATCTTCATTTATTTTAACTTCAGCTTCAACCTGTACTGGCTTTAGAACTTCAGAAAGTATTCTGGCCAACATCTCTTTATTCTCTGACCCACCAGAGGTTCCTTGTACTGCTCCCGCTCCTTCTGCTGAATCTAGGAAACGGTTGAGTCTAGGCCCAGTAGTTCTGTCAACGACTAACTCGCCAGGAGTAAGTACGGCTGGTACGGTGTCTCGGTTACCTTGCCCGGTGACGAAACCTCCTGTGGCTAGTTTAGGGGCTTTACCCTTACCTATTTTACCAAATCCTGCGGAAAGTTTATCTACCCCGGAGTTTAACGCCTTCTCAGCATTAGAACCAAAGATCTTATCCAACATTTTAGCGATAAGTCTAAACGGACCGACAATAGCATCCACAATTACATCTTTTAACTTAACACCTAGGTCTGAGAATACCTCACCAGCTAATTTTCTAAAGAGTTTGGTGTCTTCTAGTATACTCTTCCAAACGTCGTCTAGTCCTGAGAAGGATCCCTCAAAAATAGCTACAGTAGATTCCAGTATTGCTGGTATTAGAAGAGGTATAGCTTTTACTAGAGCAAGAGCTACAGAGGGCATTGCTCTAGCTAAAGCATTAATTATTACCGGCATATTGTCTGCCAAAGCCTCTATTAGTACGGGTATTTGATCTACAATCGATTCGATAAAAGCTTTAGCGTCTTCAGGATCACCTGTTAATGCTTCGATAATGGGTCCTGCTGCTGAGGCTACTGCTCCCCCTATAGCTGGACCAAAGGCTACTGTAGCTGCTATCCCTGCACCTGATGCAAGACCTCCAGTTACATTAGCTCTCGCTTCCTGATCCCTAGATTTAATTGCCTCATCTACAGATATATTAGCTTCCTTAACTTTATCTAAACCCTTAGTGATAGCGGACTCTCTAGACTTAGATTCTTTCTTAGCTTCCGAGGCAACCTTCTTATCTTCAGACAGCTTAGTTTTAGCTGCTGCCAACCTGTTTTTTAAATCTGCCTGTTGGTTTCTTCTATCCTGTTTAAAGGATTTGGAATCGGAGTTTGATATAGAGGTCGAGATACTGCGTATATCTTTTTGAAGATCTTTTACCTCCTTCTCACCTTGCTTTACAGCTTTGTCTGCCTTAGCTGTGGATTGGGTGTCCGGTTTTTGTAATCCTGATAGTTCTGAAGAGGCTTTCTCCGCGGCTGATTGGGTGGAGGTTACTTCACCTTGAACTCGGGTGCCAGAACTTAATGCGCTAGCGGCTTTACTTGCAAAACCAATAATACGTACAATTAGCGCCTCTTCTTCAGCTTCTTTTTTATCTCTAGCTTTTTTCTCGGCTGCTGCTACTTTATCTGCGTGACTGAGTTTTAAAGCTTCTATTGCTTGAAGAGCGGTTTCCTCAGCTATCAGATTTTGATCTAAAGCTTCCTTTATCTTGTCAGCTTTAATTCTTAAAGTTCTGTCTGCAATCTCTATCTCAGATAACCCTATAAACTGTGCTGCTTGAATGAAGGCATCAGCTATCTTATTTGCAGACTCAATTGCTTTAAGCCTCTTGTCAGCAACCTTAGCCATTGACTCGAGTTCAGCTTCTTCAACCTCTGCCGCCAGTATCTTAGCCCTATTGGCGGCTATTTCTGCATTACCTTCTGCTGTACGGGCATCTTTTTCTCTAGCTTGGGCTGCGTCTGCTCTAGCACCTCTCTCTTTAGCTATATGATCTAACCTATTCTTTAGGAGGGTAGCTTCAGTTGAAGACATAGAGCGTATTATCTTAACTTCTTTTTCTGCAAGATTAAGAGCAGTTACTTTTAGTTGTAGGTGTTTGATTAATTTCTTTAAGGACTCTTCCTGTCCTCTGAGCATGAATGCTTGATTACCATCAATAGCTCTACGTCTCTGAACCTCTGACAAAGCATTCTCGGCTTCTATTAGTTTCTGAGAAGCTACAGCAGCTTTTGTAAAAGATACTTCAGACCCCTCGCCAATAGAAGCAAGACTGTTTGTTATACTTGATCCAATCTCTACTAAACCCCCTAGTGATGTAATGAAGGTCTGTAACTTTGGAGTCAATCGCTTCAAACCTTGAAACATTTTAAATATTGAATCCCCTAGATTTTTTAGGGATGCCTGTACTTCTGGTGTCTTTATTTCATCAAACAACTTTTGAAGACTTGAGGTGGCATCGCTTAGAACGTCCTTAAACGCTGGTGCCAGACCTTCAACTAAGGCTTTCTGAACTTCACCAGTATTATTAGTGAACTTGTCCCACTGAGCACTTAAACCTTTGACTGCAATTGCATAGTTATCTGTAAGTGTCTTAGTATTCTCAGTAGCGTTACCTAACTTATCAATGGCATCTGTAGCACCCTTTGTACCGGATTTGGTTAGGAGTGCTGATACCTGCTTAAATGCTCGGGCTTGTGCGAAGATAGTACTTAAGACTTTGGAACTTCCCTTAGCCTTTTTGTTAAGGTCAACTAGGAATGGAATAAACCCCCCTGCTGCTTTAACACCGGCTTCACTTAGCTCGATACCAAATTCCTTGGCTGTTTCCTTAGCTTCCTTACCTGGCTTAATAATATTCTTAAACGCTGCTGCAAGTCCTACAAACGCTCTACGAGTACCGAGAGCACCTCTGGTAGTACCTACTATTGATCCTAGTACTTCATCCAGTGAGACACCCATTTGAGAGGCCTGAGCGGCTACTAGGCCAATACCCTTAGATAACTCCTCTACTGTAGTTAAACCTAGCTTCTGTGCTGTAAAGAATTTAGCCGCAATGTTAGTAGCATCTTTAGCATTTAGATTGAATGCAACAATAGATTTGACAACTGCTTGTGTGGTTGTAGATACTCTAGCGTTACCTGCTACAGCCAATTTACCTGCTGCAACTAGTACTTTTGTAGCATCAGCAGCCCCAATCTGAGCTGATGTTATATCAAATAATGCTTTACTAGCGTCAGAGGCATTGATAGGTATATCTTGGAGGACTTTCGTCATCTCCTTGCCCATCTGCTTGAAACCCTCTCCAGCCGTCTTACCTGCAAATGAGGTCTCGTCTAGAAGAGTTCTTACTGAAAGCATCTCTTTTTCAAATTTAGCAAAGGTCTTGACTGAACCAGTCGCTGCCCTTATCATTAGTTGTAGGCCTTTTCGAACAGCTAGAGCCGCTGTTTGAACTCCCACTAAAGCTACACCAAACTTCAATATCCGACCAGTTTTGAAACTGTTCTTTGATGTCTTTTGGGTTTGCTTGAGGCCTCTGTCTACTTTTTTGACAGAACGCACGGCTTTCCGTAATGCTTCTTGAAACTTCTGATCTTTAAGCAGTAGTTCAAAATCAATTGGGTTTGCCATGTGCCTATCCTTTTTTCTTATTTCTTACGGTTTCTAATTCTGTATAAAAGTCATGAACTAGGTCTAGTTCTTCAGGAGTCATTGAGGAGGCGGGGACAGCGATACCGAGATTCTTACACTTCATAAGCATATTGTATCTCTCTATTACTGGCATTACTGTCGAGATGTCCCCATCACTCATTTGAGTAGAGAGATCCACCCCAGCCCCCAATAAGGAGGCCGCGATGGTTATGACTTTTTTGAGCTAGAACTCTTAGGTGGATTGAGGATAGTTGTGAACACTTTGATAACGTGCTCTGTCATATCTTCTCGTTCCAAGAGGTCTGACCATGAAGAGATAACCCCCTCCTTAGTCTTAACGGATACTGATTGGATCATAGGCTCAATGTACCTAATACCTTTGGCTAGTACCGCGTAATCATACTCGAACTGTACTTCACTTGGCTTCATACCGATGGCACCTAGTAACTCCAACTTCTCTGGGATGTTACAAAGCTTGAACTCGATTAGAATACCTTTTTCTTTAATCTGCATATTATGTTCCCCCGAACGTGTTAATTAGATCATGTTTATGTGTAAATCTTTGTCTGAAGATGCTACGAAGCCTTTGACTTCGATCTCAACTACCAAGAATCCGTCATTATCTGCAATTGTGTTAGCAGTAATCTTAGCGGCTGGCATCCAAACGTTGACAACTGTACCGACTACCCAGTTACCTGAAGCATCCTTCTTACCACCATTAAACATCAAAGAAGTTGTATTGTTGTTGATAAGATCATTGAAGGCATCAATCTCATGCTTCTGGAATACTAGAGTAGCTGAAGCTGTAACTTCTCTTTGAAGTACAACTGACTCAGATACACCTGACTCGCTACAGAAGTTATCTACATCCGTCTTAGGAGTAGATACAGAAAGTGAGAAGCTGTTAGCTGGTCGGCAATCACTACGGTCAAAGCTACCAATCATTAACTCTTGATTCTTAACTACGAAAGAGCTAGAAGAGTCGTAGGCTGGTGTTAGAGATGTGTTGTAAGTACTAGCAGTACCTGTGTAACTTGTAGATAGACTTACATCGGCTGAGAAGCCTAAGATAGTGTCAGCAGCATTACCACTTAACCCTGTAGCCCAGTTAATTTCTAGGAATGCTCCAGAAGTTGAGATAGTATATTTACCTGTCATTGAATCGAATGTACAGGTGATAGTGTCGCCATTTGTACTGGCAGCAGTCATCTTAGTACCGACTTCAGCAGCCAATTCCTTAGGAGATTGGTACGTTTTATTAGATAGGGTAGCTGTAAGCTCTGAACCTGCTGAAACATCAACAAACTCAATCTTGTTGTTAGAAACACTTACTGTGATACCGTTACGGAAAGACTTAATACCTTCAACTTCGAAGTCGATTGTAGCGAGTTCGTTAGCTGGGAAGTTCATGCTAAAGCTAGTCGTTCTACATCCTGCAATTGCTTGGTGTAGAGAGCTAGTTGAAGCAGATGACTGATAGTGGTGTGTACTGTAGGTTGGGTGTCCGTCTGGAGAAGGTGACCAATGAATCGCCTTACCTAAGTTGACACCAACACCTGGAGCAGATCCGAGGTTGTAGTTGATAGTAAGGTCGTCACTAGAGACTGACTTCACGTTTCGTACTGCATAGCCATTCGTTCCATCTTTAATTAGGATAGCTCTACCTTCAGGGTAGCTTGTACCCTCACCAGCGTCAACCTTAACGATACCAGCTGCACTTGACGTACCTGCTGTAGACCCTACGACAGTGTTGTGCTCTACTGCGTTGTCTGTCTGACTGCCCATTGCTGACTTAATCATAACGGCATAGTCAGGAGCCTGTCCTTCTACACCACTGTGCTTCAAGTCTTTTGATACAGATGCGCTTGGAGTTTCTTTAGTAGTAAAGGACTCTGATGCTCCGATACCGTCTACTAACTCATCAGAATCAACGCTGTCTACTGAGCTATTGATACTGAAGCCTGAATTGATCTTAGTGAATTCTGACCCTGCAGCCAATTCAATAAGAGTACCTTCAGTTGTTTCTTCTTTAAATCCGATAATGGAACTACGGGTTTTTTCTGCCATTGTTTTCTCCTATTGAGGCTTAACTAAATGTCAAGGTTGCTATGTTTACTGTGGTTTGGTTAGGTACTGTCGCGTTACCGAGTAGTACTGTTTGTTGTTGGTCATTAATGTCTGTGTATACGATCTCAAACTTATACTTAGTTCCAGGTGTAGTAGTCTCAATAACACTGAGATCAATATTACCAGAGGAGTCTGCGAACTTACTTTGAACGTTAGGGATAACTACTGAAGTACTATTGTAGTAGAAAGTAGCTTCATTAGTGACTCTTAATTCAATAGCAGATGCGTGAGGGTCAGCAAGTATTGTTCTGATGAATCCGAAGACAATACATTCTACAGGACTTGTAATCAGAGGTACTGAGAAGCCATATGTCATACTTACACTAGCTATAGATGGAGTTGTTAGACCGTCATTAGAATGTAGGAATGCTCGGACTTTGACTGTCTTACCCGTACCTATATCTAGTGCTGCTAGGTTATTACTAATATCTGAGGCTATATTGCTTTGAGCTAGTGTACCATCACTATTGACCCAAGCTGTACCATTCCAGTACATACACTGACCAGAGATACAAAGATCATACTGTATTGAATCACTGCCTGAGGCTGTTGATATAGCTGAGAAGGTTAGAAGCTCATCTGACTGTATTCCTGATACAACCTCAATAGTTGGGTCTGTAGTGGAATATCCCGTATTGGAAGTGGTGTCTAAAGCAAAAGTATCTAGACTAGATTGGGTAGGGCTGGATAAGAAGACCATCCGAATATCTACACTAAGAGCGGTACTCGCATCTGTTAAAGATGGTAAGTTAGTATCTATATCAGAGCTAGAACTTGCCTGAGCGTAGCTTCCGTCTGATATTGCCCAGACTGTTCCGTTCCAATACTTCTCTGATCCACCATTTGTCTTTATTGTGTATCGTATAGCCCCTACTTCTGAGGCTATAGTTATACCGTCGTAACTAAGTATGGAGCCAGGTCCAGGGTGCGTCAAGGTCGGTAGTTGTACAGAACTCCCTACAAAAATAAATTCTGGTAATGAGTAGGAGGGTGTGTGGTTAGAAGTGTTCTGCACCTTAGAAAATAGTACTAGGTCATCTATAGAGAAGTCAGCATTATATGTAGATTCTGGTCCAAAGCTTCTATTTCCTATACGGAGATTCACTAACCCACTATCAGACCGGGATCCTGTGGAAGTATCTGTACTGCTAAATTGAACCCCATCTACAAACATCCTAGTTGCGCCAGAAGTTAGGTCCACATCAACTTCTAAAATATACTCAGTTCCAGCTGTGGGACTCCAAGCACCTGATATGTTAATTATAGACGATCCTGAAGAGGAGTTTACCAGTAGAATTAAATCTCCTGCTGTACTATTATACAGAATAACTCGGTTGTTTTGTCCAACCCCGTCTCCGATATCGTATATAAACTGTAACTTCGTAGGTGTCCCCGAATAATTGGGAGTGTACTTCAATCTAGTACTGAAAGTATTACCGAAAACCACGTTATTATTTACTGCATAAGTTACGTATTGTAGGGTGCTGCCAGTCAAGTCTAGCTTTCCAGATAAGATAGAAGCCCCTCCAACTATCGATGCAGTTGGGCTACCATCCGACCATGTGGCATCGACTGAAGAGGTGTATGTAGCTGCAAAGGTATTGTCGACAGCTTTCTGAGACTTCTGTCTTATTACCCCACCGACAAACTCTACTTTACTATTATCATAAGTAAATCCGGTATCGACAGTAAAGTCTTCCGTAAGTTGGATTGATCCTGATTGTAGTTTTAATTTAGCTTCTGTGGTTACTTCGATCTTTGTATTGTCGTAGGTAAAATTGCTTGGAGTATCATAGTTAATTGTAGTAGATAGAGCCATTAATCTAAGTTCTCCTCAATTCTAGCAATAAAGTTAACTGATGTTGTTATCATTCTGAATCTCTCATCATTGAAGTATTCAATAGAGTCGGTAGAGAGTACCTGTACGTCTATCACTCCTACTGGGTAGGTCCACACTTCATTAGAGCTGAGATGTGTAATCAACTCGTGTGCGTCTACCTGTATGGCTTCAACTTCCTTGTCTAGGATGTTTGGTGTCTCTTCTGATCCAGAGATCTGTCTAGTTAATAGAACGGTGAAGGCTTGCTCTGAATGTAGCGTCTTGAAGGCTGGTAGAGACCTGTTAGAGCCTCCCATCAATATAGCCCATCCGTTAGCAAGCATCTTATAGGAGTTGATGTTAGTGTCTGTAACTTGGTAAGGGTTGGATAATCTCTTCTTAGTGGAGTAACCTGTTACCAATGGAATTTCTGTTATAAGTTTTTTCATTAGATCCGAAACTACGGTACTCATGATTACCTCTTAAATGAAGGCGAACGTAAGCCAACTTCGTTCGGGTTAACTCTTCCATCCAAGTTATTGTCCTTAGAGAAGGACTGCTTTGACAGAATATCCACACGATCCATATACATATTAAACTTCTCAGTATCACCCATATCCCCATAAATAAGTGCCAATGTTCTGAATGTTGTAGCTAATGTGAGTTCATCTTTATCAAGGTAGATGTTCTCAGATTCTAGTTTGTGGCCTTTCAACTCTTCTATAAGAAGTTGGGTAGCGGCTACTCTCTGGTCTTCCCAGCCTGTCTTACCACTCTCCCAGTTGTCCATAAAGGTAGTACCCAACACTGAGGGAGCTACCAACTTAAGGTCTGAGTCTTTGCAAAACACATCACCAATCCAGCTGAGTGTCATTGCTATATCTGCGGAGTAAGTTATCTTGATCCAGTACATATCGTATATCGTGATACCCGATAATCCTGTAATCTGTTCTACTCCGTTATTTGTAGTGTCATCTGCTATCCAGCCATATCTCTTATCTGTTTGAAAGGTAAGGTATCCTGAGGAGCTGAATGGGGTGCCTGTAAGCCCTGTCTCATCGATCTGATTAGAAGCTGCTCTCCACTCTGTACCATCCCAGTAACTAACTGTAGCTACCGAGGCTGAGGTATTCGGGGTTGTTCTCTTAAAGAACTTAGAAGTAAAAGGGTAGATAGACCCTAGAAGAATACTATCCTCTGATGCAACGAATGTAAATGCTTTAGAGCTAGCACTGTAATCATTCAATTGAGGTGTGAGATCGGTAAGTGTACCGTTGTCACTATATATGATTCTAGTTTTCATCTATCTACCCTCTAGGTTACTTCTTTTTACTTGGCTTAGGTTTAGGCTGATCTTTAACGAAGAACTCTGAAACCATAGATTCCGGGATGTGGTAGCTAGCTCCATCCCTGAAGCTAACGATTACCTTACCTTTACTACAGTCAGACTTCTCAATCTTCGCTGAGCCCCTGCCTTCGAACTTACTACCTTTTTTAGGTTGCATGTCCATTATAGACTCCTTCAATTATTATACTGCTGAGACTTTAATGTGCTTGACATCGCCAGCAACGCCTAGAGCTGATCCAAGGATCATATCAGCGGAGATAACGTAACCAAACTTGTTGTTTGAGTGTAGGTCAGAGACCTTGAACTGAACTTGCTTCTGCATTACTAGGTGCAAGAAGTCTGGGCTGAATGCGATTGCAGTGTCAGTAGCTCGACTGTTGTCTTCTAGGATGTTGAATCCGTAACGTTGAGCAACTAACTTGCCACCGACTGTTGGTGCATCAGCTCTTACAAAGTCACTGCTGTTCAATGTTGAGTCAGCAAGCATATCATTGTAGTAAGACGGGTCTGCAAGCAAGTACCAAGGCTTGTCTTGTCTCCATTTAGCCTGTGATGCTAATAGACGAATAGCTCGAAGTTGAACTGCGTTCATATCTGCACTGATAATAGTGTGATCTGGAGCTACTGCTGATGGAGCTACTTTAGTGTAGAGGTAGTCATTCAACTGCTTCTCTAAAGCAAACATCAAACTCTGTCGGATTGCACTGCCCTGGTCACCAATCTGAGATTGTAGGTCAGCAAGCTCTGTGAACTCGACTGATGCTACAATACGTCGATCAGCTTGGATAGCGATACGTTGAGTAGTAATTGCCTCTGGAGTGAAAGAATCGGCGTTAGTACCGACAGTTAGTAACTCTCCTACTGGTGCATCAACTTGAGATACGTAGACTGTGTCTCCACCTTTCCGGATCTCTCCATCATACTCTCTGTTAACCAAGCTGGCTAACATAGTGTCTTCTCTTAATTCCTTAGAGAAGGTAGGTGACCAGAATTTCTGGATTTGGTTTGCTACTGCTGTTAAGTCTGTTATTGCCATGATTTAAGTTCCTTTTAGTCGATTACTTCTGATTGACGTGCCTTTTGCTCTTTTGAGGAAAGTGTCAACCATTTTTGGTAAGTTAGACCCGGTGGTCCATCAGAGGGTGCATTATTAGGCAACCCTGAACTCTCACTTTTTAATAGGTCTGGATAATTGTCTCTGAATTTAAGTGCTGATTGCTTAACGGATTCGAGGTCGATATTACCATCTGCATCCATACTGATAGATTCTACGTCAGCGAACTTTAGGTACTCATCATTCTTGAGTGGTCCCAGCTCCTTACGTAAAGCCTCTTCCTTATTCCTAGCAATACTGCGGCTGTTGTGATCGTTCAACGATCTTTGAAGCTCTTCTGATTTAAGTTTCTCTGCCTCTAAAAGCTCCTTGAATTGTCCCTGTTCAGCTAATTTAGCTTCTTCAGATGACGCCTTCTCAGCTCTAAGAGCGTTCAACTCTTCCTCAACTGTCTTCAGTTTACTTGAGTCAGCTTTGCGTTGATCTAGGACACGTTTATATGTCGAATACGCTACTGAATCATCTTGCTTTGGTGGCACAGCCTCCTGTGGGTCCACCTGATCACTAATCGGGTCTGCCATTATTTTCTCCGTGTTAAATTAGAAAAGAACTTAGCGAGATTGTTAAGTTCTGTCTTACTTATTGTAAAGAAGTTTCTTGCTTCTTGTGCATGTTTTGCTACTTTCTTGTTCCTGTCTCCAACTATAACGAACAAGATATCTCCCAACCCTAAGAGTTTATAGGATAGGGATCTCAATAGTTGACCTGTCATGGTTAAGTTTGATGTGCTTGGAGTAGTTTTACCTGAAAGTCTTGGGAAAGATTTTCTCTTCTTGACGGTAGACTCGGCTAGAGGTTTTAGTTTATTTCTATTTCCACCAAAAGACTTTACACCCTTACCTTGATCCTGAGTTCTTGTCACTATAGTTTTGATAACTTCTTTGGCTAGCATGTTCAGATTACTTTTGGCTTTGATCCGCTTGAGTTCCTTCTCCATTGTCAATCTGAATTTGTTTCCTGGATTGTTCATCGGTTAGCTCCTCAATATACTTGTCCAGCTCCTTCTCTGTCATGGAAGGGAAGATAAGACGTATTGCCTGTCTCGGTGTGGCTAGTCCTGCTGAGGTCAACATAACAGCCTTCTCAATCTTCTCTTTCTCACTCGAAAAGATCTTTTGCTCTGGGAACATGATGGATAGTTTGAAGTCCTTAGAGAATGCTCTCTTTTCAGCGAAGGTTGAAGACCTCCTCCAGATCTCATGATACTTAGAAATTAATTGGAATAGTTCTTCCTCGATAATAGAGAACTTACTAATCTGTCCATTACGGATTGAGATTGTATCGGCTTCATCTACCATCTTAGCTAATGCAGAGGTTCTACTTGATCCAGTTGATTGGCCCATTGTCCCTGGTCTAATACCTAGAGATTCTAACCAAGTTGCTACGGTAGTCTGTATCAACCTGATAACAGCATCAATGTCAATCTTAGGTGTAATTACCTCAAACTCACCTTGCTTCCCATCCTCTATTGTAGAAGCACTAGACTTCAGATCAACTATTGAGTTTGGGTTCAAAGTCATGTTGTCTGGAATGTCTAGATCCCTAGCAACAAATACTGAGTGTGATAGGTATTTAACTGCAAAGTTTAAGTCCCCTAGCAACATAGGAATAAGTGTTGTATTATTTAATGTGTCTGTGTTAGGTAGTGGTATTAGTCTATCGTTTGACTTGTTGACGTATACCACTGGCAATCTACCGAGAGGGTTAACACCCATCTTTGAACCTTCCGGTAGTAGATCATGTCTGGTCTCACCGTCAGAGTCCACAATAAAGAACTCAGTAGCGCTATATATATACAGTACACTTACCCTAGTAGATTCGCTAGCATCGGTATATATACCGTTCTGGTTGACATCTTCTTCCTGTCGAATCTTCTCAGCGTCACCCATAAATTTAATAAACACAGTTGGGTTAGTAGGGTCTGTATTGTCATCTGAAAACATGAGAAACTGATTAGGACTCAGTACTCTCAGACTAGGTTTGCCATCACGATTAAGATAAGGTTCAATAGCAGTATGTTCATGTAAATTGTAGAGTCGATTAGCCCACCCCATCTTGCTGTCCAGTCTCATTGACTCTCGATAGAACCCTATCAAATCAGTGTCTCTCTCGAGCACGGAAGACCTTGTTACAGGCTCGTCATAGATCTTAGATACTTTGTCTACTATTCTAGTAAGTAAGTTGATACAAGGGATTCTACCGATCATCTGGTCTACTGTAGTTGATTCGTACTCTTTCAGTAGTGCGATACGTATCTCTGGGAGAAGCTGTCCTGCATCTACTTTGTTTAGTCTGTTTGCAAATTCTACTCTGCCAGCATTCTCCTTGACGTACAAAACTATATCTTGTATCTGGCTATGTAAAGTCATATTAGATTACCCTTGATGGAGTTTGTTTACGTTTAATTGGATTGATACCCCATAGCAGATAACCTAGAGCGTCACTAATATGAGACAGTTCTGGGTCTTTATTATCATGCACTAACTGCTGTAGATCATTAATTAATCTAATACATTTAGGGTCTATCGTAAGCCAGCCGTTGGCAATCCAGCGGTTGACGTTGTTGTAGCGATCTCGTACACTAGGATTCTTCCTGCGGGCCTTAACATCAAGTCCAGCATCTCTAAGTATCTGATGGTCAGACTTAGATGCAGAAGTATGTCTAGCTGCTCCAGAAGCATCCGGGTATACTCTCATACCTTGTTGAACATCTTGAATAGCTTCAGATAGCTCGAAAGTATTTGAGTTCTCGATCCAGGTCTCATCAAATATATGTACAGACTGGTTACCTACTACTGAGGCATACGCTGCCGTTATAGGACTTACGTTGAAGTCAATACCTGCTCGTATATCAATAATAGGTTCGTCAGAGACTTTTAAGCAATCTCTAGTGAATGCATGATATACTTTACCAGCTGTAAGGTCTACAAACTCACCATAAATCTCCTGCTCGTACATGAGAGGTGAGTATTGCATGGCAAGTGATTCTAAGTAGTCTTCTGGTAGAAAATGATTATCTAATGCACTAGCAGAAATCATTTGATGGTATTTGTCTTTATGGAAGTCAGGTGTCTCTGATCTAGAGATATACCCACCTTCTGCAAACGCCTTGTACATGAAGTTCATGCCATTAGGAGAGCTAGTAAATCGTCCCTCGAGAGCATGGGATTTAGGACATCTGAGACGACCTATCATGACGTTGAATGCTTCTTCTCTGGCAAAACAGATCTCGTCACCTGCTATGTATCCACACTGAATACCTCTAAGGGCCTCATACTTCTCTAGTGACAGACATAAAGCCTTGGCCCCTGTCTCATGTAGTACGAGTTCTTTTGTTAGCGAATTGAAGCTATATGAGAGTCCTGCAACATCTAGGTTTCTGAAAACCTCTGCCATAATTGAGTTTGATAATTGTGTGTAGCTGTTGGCTGTTATCAGACCTAAAGTCTCAGGATTAGTCAACATCCTTGATATAATATACCAGCTAAGTACATAAGACTTACCTGAACCAATACCACACTTCATAAATACGAATTTGATCTTAGATTCAAGAAACTTCTTCTGGTAGGGGAGAAGCGGAATTTCCATCATCTTCTCCTTCAGTAGGGTTTACAGCATCTGTGAATGTGATCTCAATCTTAGTACCTTGATCACTCTTGGCTGCATCCTGTGTCTTAAGTTTAGGTTCAATATAACTAAGTAACTCCATCTTGAGTTTGAATCTCACTGCGGGTCCATTAGCTTCAGAATTAATATCCTCAAGTAACTCCTTGAAGAAGTCTTCGTCCTGGATGTATTCACGCAGTCGGTTTTTAAATGAGTCTGACATGATGTCTCCATTTACGAGATGATTAGGATACTGAGATACCTCTGAGAGTCCTTAGGATCGATTCTAAGGCCTTCTACCATTAAATCTATACCAGGATAGCCTGGAGGTTATGTAATCGATTACAGGAGGTATTGGGTACTCTGTGTAAGTGGGTATGTGATTACAGTAGGTTGTGTCCATAACTTGCGGTCAACCTCTCTCTATATATATATACTATACTTACTAGTACCGAGGGTACGAAGTATCCGAGGTACCCTATTATATATATATATATATTAATATACGCTCATACTGCCGCTGTGACAGGTTTACAACCCCCCAACCCCCCTAATCGCTACAATTCGGTAGCTGGAGTGTTACTCGTCATCGGGATCAACCTTAGTGTCTATTTGACGGTTATTCTTTCCCGATCTGTCCAAGTGGCTGCTGCGTTCGCCTCACGTAATTGGGGTAGGTGTGCTTACCCCTCACTATAGCGAGATTTTCCAAGTTCGTACAAGGATTAATCAGAGGACTAGAGGACTTATTACCCTAATACAGTAATATCAACAAATTACAAAATACTTGTAAATAGTCCTCAAGTTATGTAGACAATAACCGATAAGAGTATTAAGATTAAGGGAACAACAACTAACAAGGAGTTATTATGAATAAGGTATGTACCAAATGTAAGAAGTCTAAGAGTTTAATGTCTTTTGGGAAGAGGTCTAGACATCTTGATGGTTTAGAATACATTTGTAGACCTTGTAAAGCAGAACAGTCAAAAAGATCCTACGACAAGAAAGGGGAAGAGCACAGAGAGTTGACACAGGTAGAGCTAGATACTAAGATACTGGCAATGGAAGCAGCACAAGCAGAGTGGTACAGAGAGGAAGGTAGAGATCAGAGAGAGAATCAGTGTTTTTACAAAATTCATGCAAAATTATTTTGGGATCAAGTAGAGTCCCGTAACCAACAAGGAGAAGTATAATGTATACAAGAATTATTGAGATTGAGGGGGTTTTAGACCCAATTGCAGTCAATATTACTGAGGAAGAGGATCATTACATTATTGATGAGAAATTGGCCGACCTCAACTGTACAGGGCAGGAGGTAACTTCTGATGAGACGTTGGAGATGCCGGGAGCCACAAAAGGAAAAAGTATTTTAAGGTTTATCGAGATTATTCAAATCATAATTGACAAAGGGGATGAAGATGGCACTTATTGATGACCAAATTATGAGATCTAAGAGATTTATGTTAAGTGATCAGGAGTATTGGTATTCAATTCTAAAGGATAACGGGTTTATAGACATAGAGTTAATAGACCCTAAGAATGGTAGAGCCAGAGGTCATCTATCAACCAGAAGTACTGTAAGTGGCGTTGAATTGACAGAAGACTCGGAGCAGCACGGTACTGTAATCGACCCATCAGGTAAGATGCAATACTACCAACACGCTAGTGAGTTAAACCACATAAAGTTAGATGATGGGTATCATGTATTTGAATCCTATGATGACCAAAGGATGTGGGGTTACCACAGCGAAGGTATGTCAGCCAAGAAGATATCTGAGATCCTAGATATCCCCAGAAGCACTATTGACTATAGGATCAATAAATATAAACCTTTGTTATCAAACAAACTCCTCTTACCAAGTGTAAAGGAAGTGAACAATCCTGGAAATTTTCGCTTTAGTGAGGATAGTGAGTACGAGGTTGTTGATTACTGCAAAGACCCTTTAAAGACTACAGAGGATGTAATGGTGAACAAGATCGACCGAGACAGGGACGGCATACGAACCAGGGAGATAGGTTATTATGAGGACATTGAAGAGGGATTGCGGAACAGGTACACAGGGTGGCGGCTTGCGGAAAGGTTGGTTTGGTTAGATGACGAGAAACAAAATAGTCTCAGAGTTCGACAAGAAGACAAAGAAAACGTGGGATGAGTTTATCTCTATTGTTGATGAGATGGGGGACCTACTTTACCAACATAAGGGACGGCCTGTAAGCGTCTGTAGAGTGAAGGAAGGGTTCCATGTAGCCAAGTTACAGGACTGGCTGGAACCGCTAGGTAGCACTACTATAGACGGAAGATCTTGGTCTAAGTTAGATGTTAGAATTGTGGATCACTTCATCGTAGTTACCAACACGGTAAGAGCTAAGGGGTGCTTGAGGAGAACACACAACGAGAACCTGATGTTTAATATTGAGAAGATTCTTGAAGATAATTATTTAAAGGAGAAGCAAGATGCAACAAATGCAGAACTTTCTGACCGAGGAAAAATTACAAGATTTATGTGACAGAGGATTAGTACCTACGTCATTTACCAGTGAGGATGGTACATGTAAGGTAGTAAGTATTGTAGTTGGTAACAAAAGGATAGTAGCCTCGTACGAGATAAGAGACACTAGTACAGACAAAGATATTGCTGAAGGTTTGGGGTTTGCTCTAGACCATCAACTTATAAAGTACTATGTAGGGTTGATCAAAGAAGTAGGGGAACATCCTTGGAGTCTATCCTCAGCTATTAACGTGGTCTTCGGACCAGATTATTTAAAGGAGAAGCAAGATGAGCGAGTATAATTTAACAATCGGGGAAGCCTTTAAGGCTATGTTGGATGAGGGTGCTACTGTACATACAGTAGGAGTAAGTCCTATAAGAATATCAGATGGAGTATTAATATACGCAGATATGGAGCGAGAGGTCTTAAAACCTTTTCATTGGGGTAACTGTATGTTCAAAATAGTTGAACCTAAAAAGGAGACCTACCGACTTATGACTATGGTAGAGATCCTTGAGAAGTTTACTGACGCAAAATTTGACGAGCTAGGACAGCTTAGATTTAAGGATGGTAGGGTCTTATATAGCTCAGACTTTAAGAGATTAGGGTATATTACCGAGGAAACTATTTGGGATAATGATATTTTAGTGGAGACTACAGATGACTGCTAAGAGATTTAATACAGGCAAGATTGACTTCACTATCACACCGGTAGACGCCTTAATCGAAGAAGCTAAGGTTTGGTCTATGGGAGAGAAGAAGTACGGTAGAAACAATTGGGAGAAGCTGTGGGGAGATAAGACAGTTGAGGTAGTAATGCAATCTGCTCTCAGACATAGTAACGCTATCCTACAAGGTGAGTTTATTGATGAAGAGTCTGGACTACAACACGCAGCGCACGTGAGATGTAATATGGCGATGTTGATCAGATATTTTAATGAGCATAAGTTTAAAGGAAAGACTAAGGAAGAGTTGGAAGCTAGATCGAAGGAGTTGGTCGGATCTGGTACGGAGGAGGATGTAGACTATATACCCCACGATACAAACCCCCTGAAAGTGGGGACGTACATTGTATATAAAATCAATCCTAAACATTTGTATCGTAAGTGTGTGTATAGAGATAACAACTCAACCATATTTAATAATACGTTAAGTAGGTTTGAGTATCGTATTGAAGGGTATGACTATGGAGAGAGTTAAAATTAAACAAACAATAGGAGCCTCCGCAGCAGCCTTCATGGATGGAAAGAGGGTAGACACGCAGTACAGTTCAGGATGTTTGAGACATATACTTGCAGCTAAGGCCGGGTTGAAGTCAAACATACCTGAGAAGTACGCAAGGATGGGTGAGATTAATGAATTAAACTTCTACCGCAAGCTAGTTGATTCCGGTAAATACAGCCTTATTCTTGATGAGATACCAATAGTACAGAGTCTAGGTATTGGGGAAGTAAATTACTCAGCAAGAACAGACTTCCTAACTATGGAGCATGATTCTGACACTTTTGTAGTTCACGAGAACAAGTCTTCTATGAACTCAAGTGCTCTTGGAGCAGCTAAACGGGAAGAGATAAAGATAAACCAATTAGCTCAGTTAGTAGGTTACTTAGTGATCTACGATTTACCTCTAGGCTACTTACACATAGATGGGTACAGCGAGAAGAAGAATAAAGAGACAGGCGAACTTGAGATCAAACCTAAGATTAGACGAGATACTAAAGAACCTCATTCGTACACGTTTGAGATCACGTTCTCAGAGAATAGAGACATCTTGGTCAATGGTAGGTTGAGTGGGTATACAACACTAGATGCAGTTAACCATATGGTAGCAGCAGCAGAGATGTTAAATACACCTTACGTAGCAGATAGACCAATGAACGCAAACGACGAAAGAGGTGCGTGTAGCTGGTGTGATCTAAAGGATGTATGCGACAAGACAGATGAAGAAGATTTGAGTGTAGAAGAATTTATTAACGAAGTATTAACTTTAAACAAGGAGAAGTAGTATGACAGGGTTAAATGAGTTACCAGTATTACCAACAATTGTCCTAGACAAGTCCACAGCAGTGTTTGACAGTGACGAAGCAGTACAAGAGAAATTGGATGCTGAGAACACTGGTAAGTACTTTGATCAAGGGCACTACGAATTAAAGATTGTAGGGGCTAGGTTCAACAAGGTGTGTGCTGACAAGAAGTGGCAGAGCCTATGTGTTACCTTAGGTACAGGGGTTGAGGGAGATGACAGAGAGATTAGAATCTACCCACTCATCCCTATCACTCAGAACATCGAGTACCAGAAGCCAGGAGGTAAGAAGACTATGTTCTGCTGGAGCCAGACAATAAAATTCCTAAAGGCAATCAGTGAGTCACCTAAGGCATCTGAACTAGACAAGTTTCAAACCAAGTTTATTGCAGCAGACAAAACAGAGATCATTGATTACAAAGCCTTCAGCGAGCAAGAACAAGAGATGGTAGATGTAAAAGGATACTCGTACCCTAAGTTGATCGGCAAGACATTTGAAGTTGATCTAGGGTACTTAGGGTACTATATCTCTAAAGTGGAAGACTCTGATGAGTATGCAGTGTTCTTGAAAGGTAAGATCGCTACCAAGAAAGATTCCGAAGGTACTGTGGTTAAGCTTACAGGTAATTCTTATGATGACTGTCTAGCAGTGATGACAGACTTCGACATCGAAGACAAGTTAACTAGACTTGAAGTTGTGAGGATGTATCCAGGTAAAGTAATTAAGGGTAACTCTGATCTAGACAATCTATAAGGAGTAGGGACATGGAAGATAGATACGTAGAGTGGGTAAGGACTCCGAGAGGTCGTAAAGGAACTATGATCAAGAAGTCTCTGGTTGAGAAGATAATTAAAGCCAAGTACTCTTCCGGCTATACTTCCGTGTACTCCTTCAACAAAGAAGACGCTATGGAGATCCGGGATAGTAGACGGTCAGCAGGGTTTGATAGGTTTGAGGTAGGAGCCAGTAGGATCGCTATTGACCTAGATGACGGAGAAACACAACTAGAACAAACAGAAAAGATACTAAAAAGGGAGGGATTAGGTTATGAGGTATGGTTCTCTGGATCCAAAGGGTTTCATTTATTCATCTCTACTGACTTTATGTGCAATATCTTTTTGCCTTACTCTCACCTTCAGTATCTCTTATCTATTGGGGTGGATTGCGATGAAAGTCTTTATCAGCATGGTAGGATTCTAAGCTTACCAGGCCGGGTACACCCTAAGACGAGGTTGGTTAAGAAGTTTGTAAAGTATGTAGAAGGAGAGAAGGCTATAGTACCTATAGTTGAAAAACCTAAGTACGTATTTAAGGGAGGAGAAGATAATATGGATATGGGTTTAGCGGACTCGTTGATACAGTTGACAGACCTAGGATTGAATGAACCTAAACTAGGTAACAGACATACAGCTCTATGGTGTATCTCTAAAGATCTTATACATGGGGGATTGGCCGATGCCACGGTATACGACCTTCTAACTAGTATAACCAGAGAGTGGGATAACAGTAAGACAGAAGATGAGTTAATTAGTATTGTAACACAAGCCAGGAGGCAAGCGTGATAGATTGTTTTAGGAGAACAGGATGAACTTATCAGCACCAATGAGATATAGGATATTATTAGCACTTAGACGGGTATACTTTATGTCCGATGAACGCAAGAAGGCACTTAAGAGATGTGAAACCGCAACTCCTGCGTTTAAGAAAAACGGTGACCCTAAACTACGTAAAGGAAAACAGTGCTACACTAGAAGATACGAGTGTGAGGTATGTGGAAAGAAAGACTTAAAAGCCCCAAAAGAGTTTCAGATAGATCACAAGTTCCCTTGTGGTGGATTTATAGGATCTAAAAACACCCCGAAGTGGTGGACAGTTGATATTTACTTCAGTAGACTTTTTTGTAAGGCTGAGGATCTACAAGGAATATGTATCTCGTGCCACCAAAACAAGACTGCTAATGATAAAGAGAGTATGAGAAACGGTAAATTTTATCAAGATTTAGCTAAAGTTTATCAGAAAGATACCGATAAGTAATTTGAAAGGAGGGTAGGATGAGCAAACTGATAAAAAACTTTGATAGGTCAGGTAGAAAACCTCGCCAACACCAGATTACAGGTTTACAGTATATTGAGGATACTTGGGCATCTCCAACTACCGTACTTCAGGCTGGTACAGGAGTAGGGAAGAGTGGTATAGGTGTAGCCTTGATCCTAGAGCATGGAGGTGTCTACGTTGTACCTACAAACGTATTAATGGATCAGTTGATTAGGGATTACCCAAACATTAATTACTTGAAGGGTATGGATCACTATACTTGTTCTAGACTACCGGACAACCCTAAACTTAACTGTTCTGATGCTAAAGAGATCTACGGGACGTCTTGTCCAATAGAATGTGACTACCAGAGATCAGTGCAGAGATGCTTGGATGGGGAGCCAACGTTTGTTAATCCTTTCTCATACATCTTCGTAAAGAAGAGAGAGGGGTTTAAACAGCCTAACGTTATGGTAGTTGATGAGTGCCACACATTACTTAATTCGTTTATGTTGATGAGCGGAGCTACACTTAACCCCAAGGTCTATGGGAAACCTAAATCTCTAACTACTCCAGATACTCTAATTTGGTTGGGAGGTGTCAAACAGTCACTAAGAGATCAGAGAAAGGCTACAGAGAAAGGTGAGCATGAAAAAATAAAGAAACTTAACCGTAGAATAGATAAGATATCGGAGGTGTACAAGGGATTAAGTGGATCACCTCACGTATATACGATCTATAATGATATAGGAGGTACTTGTATTAAGCCGATCACACCCCCTAAGACTATTATAGACGCTTTCTTTGGTGGTACTAAGAACGTATTGATGTCAGCCACGATAAACACACCAGGAGTTAAGGAACTATTACAGCATGAGGAGTTTGAGTTCACTGAGATAGGTACACCAATACCAGCAGACAGTAGGCAAGTAAAGGTTGAACCAGCTGTATTCCCTATGAACTACAAGACTGAGCCTAAGTTGATCGCATCTTGGATTAAGAGTAAGATGAGGAAATACCCAGACCGTAATACGATCGTACACCTAACTTACTCAGATGTGGAGAAGCTTAAGCCTTTCTTTCCGGGATGTATAGCTAACACCAAGGATACTAAGGATGAGAGCATAAACAAGTTTAAGGAAGAGGGTGGACTATTCCTGGCAGCAGCATGTTCCGAGGGATTGGACTTACCAGGAGAGGAATGCAGACTAAACTTAGTACCTAGGATGTCTAAACCTAACTTAGGAGACCCAGCAGTAAAGAAGAGAAGAGGTCTAGATGATGGAGACACTTGGTACAATTTACAGATTATGCAGACATTGATACAGCAAGCAGGTAGGAGCACAAGGGGAGTGGATGACAGTTCTATCACGATAGTAGGAGACAAGAATTTCAGATGGGTGTGGGGGTCAGTAAAGAAGCTGATTAACAAGGATTTTAACGAGAGTTTGAAGTGGAGTAAGAGATGCTAGTGAAAGATCTAATTAAAATACTGAATAGGTTTGATAATTATACAGAGGTAGCCATTAGAACACATAATTCTGTAGGGTACCCTTGTCTAGATTCTGTCGGTCTAGTTACTAGGGTGACTGATTATGGGGTAGAGGATGGAGTGATCTGTTACAAACCTATAATTACGTTGACCGGAGATTCTGATTGTGAGGAGACAGGAGATGAGTAAACCAAAAATACTAGTACTAGATATCGAGACAGCACCACTGCTATCCTATACTTGGGGGTTGTGGCAGCAGAATGTGGGATTAAGTCAAATAGCAAGAGATATGTATGTACTGTGTTGGTGTGCTAAGTGGTTAGACGACGATTATTACTACTATGACTCACTACACTTTCATAAAGCCAAGTGGAAGAAAGATCCAGAGGATGATATCAAGATACTAGAGTCTGTATGGGAGATGTTGGATGAAGCTGACTACGTGTTAGCACATAATGTTAACTTTGATGTCAAGACACTAAACAGTAGATTTATCCAACAAGGTATGCAACCACCTAGCTCCTATAAGTTGATGGATACGTTGAGGATGGCTAAACAGAACTTCAGATTTACATCAAATAAACTATCCTTCATTGGTAAAGCTATTACTGACGACGCTAAGATGGACCCAGGAGGTTTTGAGACTTGGAAAGATATCTGTTTGAATAAAAGTACTAAGGCGTTTGATCACATGATGTCTTATAATATTCAAGATGTCATTCTACTTGAGGAAGTCTACAACAAACTAAGGGCGTGGGATAAGAAACATGCTAACCTAGCTAACAGTGGAGACCTTGAAGAGGTTACTTGTAATGTATGTAGGTCAACCGAGATTGCTAAGAACGGGTACTACTACACAAACTCACAAAAGTACGTGAGATTTAAGTGTAAGGACTGTGGACATACGATGAGACACCCACAAGCTGAAAAGAGAACCAAGAAACAGAAGAATAACTTGTTGAGGTCAGTATGACAGATAGGGACGAACGTAGATTAGACGAGATTGATAACCGCTGTGAGGCCCTACGGGATAGGATCGAAGAGATTTATGAGTCAATAGAAGAATTACAACAAGAGGCCGATGAGATTAATCGAAGAACATTAAGGAGAGAAAATGGGATTACAAGAACTACTAGCTGAAAAGAGAACCAAGAAACAGAAGAATAACTTGTTGAGGTCAGTATGACAGACGAAGAGCTAGAGGATAGAAGGGATTATATATTTTCTGAATGCCTGTCGTTGGCTGCTAAGATTGAGTCCCTATACTACCGAATAGAAATGCTACAGCAAGAAATGTCAGACTTAACTAAAGAAAAACTAAGGAGAGCAAAATGAGTTTAGCAGAACTATTAACTGAGTCAAAGAAACAAGAGGCAGCAGACAAGTCAGGTAACAGTTTGTTTTGTTGTGTATTAGGGCCGAGTGGAGCGGGTAAATCTCATGCGATTGGTACCTTAGGAGTTAAAACACTCTTTCTACATTTTGTGGGGGAGAGACACGGTATCGACTCCAGTAAGAAAGAGGGTAGTGACAACATCATACCTTACTGCTTAGATAGTGATGGTAAAAAGAGTTTAGACCCTGATGAGACGTTAAGCCGACTTAGAGCTATCCTATCTGACCCCCAGGGTCTTAAAGATCAAGGTTTCGGGGCTATTGTACTTGACGGATTAACTGAGATGGATATGTGTATCAGTGACAGTAAGGAACTTAAGAAGATGTGCCTAACTTCACAAGGTAAGGTAGATGGGTTTAAGCTAACTCCAGCAACCAAGAGGATAGCTAGTGGTTTAATGAACTCCTTACAGAACATTCGATCTAAGACAGGCATTCATATTATTGTGACCTGTATCTTGACTGTAGGTGATACGGACGAAGAGGGGGCATTGTTAGGATGTATCCCACAACTAGGTACATATGGACTAGCTGAGAGTGTTTTACAGAAATTCGGAGATAGGGTAGTAGTAACTCCTTTAGTCAGAGATGATCCTGACACAGGTAAAAAGGAAACTATCCGGGTATTTGACTCACGGGTTGTATCTACTAAGGTTTCTAAGGATGTGAACGGGATCGTTAAGAAGACCTCAAACTTCAGCTGTAGACTTAGTTCAGGGGAGTTACCTAAACTAATGAAGGCTGATTTAAGCGAGTTGATTAAGATTAAGGAGGGGTAATATGAGAGATGTGTCAATAGATTTTGAAGCATCTGGCTTGGACTACTGGCATGAAGACTTTAGGGTAACTGATGTGGCTATATCCTGGAGAGATGACTTAGGAGAGATGGTCAGTAAACATGTTAAGGGTCATGAGGATGTTGGAGATGCATTACGTGCTCTATCCAAGAGGGATGTTAGGATTATTGTACACGGACTTCAATACGAAACGGGTGTACTAGCCTCACAGTACCCAGACATTAAGTTTAAGGAGATTTGGTGTACAATGCGTCTTTGTCAAGTAGGAGATGCAGGATCAGAGCAGAAGCTATACAAGAAACGATACAAGAAGCAAGGGGGTGAGACTAAGGAAGGTCTCAGCCTCGTGGCTTGCTGTAGTAGGTGGTTGGATGAGAAGTATCACAATCACAAGGCAGAAGCAGAGAGCTGGGTAAGAGAGAATATAGGTATGAATACTAAGTTCGGTGCTCACATTAAAGATCTGCCAGAAGATGTGATGAAGAGGTACAACTGCGGTGATACTGAGAACACGTTAAGGCTGTATGAAGAGCTGATTGAGCAGTTTAAGAAGGATGGGTACACTGGGTATATAACTGATCATCAACTGTACAGAGGACGGTGTGAGCAGCTTGTAGAGGGGTTCATTGGAGGAGTCAAGGTAGATAGAGACCTATTACAGCAATGTGTACAAGAGGCGGAGTTACAGTTGGAGAAGATGAAGAGTGATTTCCTCCATGTACATAAAGTAGATATTACTAAGGCTATTAATATAAAGCAAGACGCCTATATCAATGATCCTAATGTAAAAACCGAAAGAGGTAGGGAGAGTAGAAGACAGAAGATTGAACAAGGACTACCTTTTGGTGACAGAGAGAAGATATGTGAGTTCAATATTGGGAGTACTAAAGATCTATTCCTTCTGTACAACGGGATATTAGGGATTAAGACCCCTTTCCTTACTAAACCTGATAAGAACGGTAATGGTGGAGGTAACCCGAGTTTTAAGAAGGGACACCTCGCAGCATGGCATAAGTCAGGGAAGATTCTTCAAGACAGAGGATCTATAAGGATTAGAAAGAAGCAGGCAGAGAGTTTACTAGAATTAACTAAGAGAGATGGGAGATGGCATGTTGGTATGCAAGCTACAGGAACCAAAACAGGAAGACTCTCGGGGGGTGCAGGAGAAAGAGGCTAAGATTAATGCTCAAGGCCTAAGTAGAAGAGACGAGTCATTAATGAGAAGTTTGGTGGCAGATGAAGGGGAGCTTATAGTATCCTCCGATATTTCAGCAGCTGAGCCTAGTATCATATCACACTTCTCGAAGGACAGGAGATTTACTTACTGTGCTTTTGGTGGAGTTGGTAAGGAGCCTTATTACGAAGACAAGATCCTAATGACTGACGACATCTACCTTACTTCAGCTTCAGTATCTCCAGTAGGTCAAGATGTTATGGAAGAGGCTTATCATCGTAAGTGGGGTGGAGTATCCTTCTCTGAGCAGTGGGTTATCGACAAGGAAGTTATCAAGAGTGATCCAGATGTTAAAGCTATAAGGAAGTTCCACAAGCCCCTAGTACTCGGTATTGGGTACGGGATGGGAGCACAGAAGATGGTGGACACGGCAGCTGACTCAGGATTGAAGTTGAGGTTAGAGGATGCTAAGGCCTTCCACAGAGCTTACTGGTATTCATTATACCCAGATGTACGTAAGTTGGGTGAGAGACTAAAGTTGCAGAATAAATCTCAGGGGTATATAACTAACGTGTTTGGGTTTAGGTTATTCCCCAGTCTCCCTAAGACATTGAACTACTTCATTCAAAGTAGTACAAGTGGAGTGATGGATCTTATTGCAATAACCTTCTATAAACTAGCTCCTTGGGCTAAACATCACTGTATTTTGCACGACGAAGCGGTCTACTCCATACCTAAAGACAAGGTAGATGAGACCAAGAAGGCACTTAAGCTAGCTACAGACCATGTGAACAAGCAATTAGGGTGGGATGTTGATATCAGGGTAGGGTTTGTGTCTGGGAAAGATTATTTCGACGCTCACTAAGAAATAGCTAAAGTTTTCTAAATAGCGACCGATAAGTAAGTTAACAATTAACTAAAGGAGAGAGAAATGGCTATATTTTTCACATCAGATAATCATTTCCATCACACTAGTATACTAGAGTTCTGTAAACGGCCTTTTAATACTGTAGAAGGCATGAACGAGGGACTAATACTTAGATGGAACCAGGTAGTATCCGTAGATGATACGGTTATTGTGGTAGGGGACTTTTGTTTCGGAAACTCCTCCAAGAGAACTGAGATACTTAACCGACTTAATGGTACAAAGATTCTTGTTCAAGGTAACCATGATAAAGGCAATATAACACCAAAGGGTTTCGATTTAATGGTAAGGGAGATGTCAATGACCATAGCCGGCCATAAGGTTTCGATAAAACATTACCCCCTTAAGTATAAGCTGGTAAAAGGTCTGTGGGCTAAGTACGTACAAAGGAGACGTCCTAAACACTTAGATAGAATGGACGTGGATAGAGGTCAGTACCATATACATGGTCACACCCATAGTACCGTTAGATTTAACGAGAACCAAATACATGTAGGGTGCGATGCTTGGGATTGTACACCCATCCCAATAAAAACAATAGAGAAGTATATAGCCATAAGAGAAATTAAACATAACCTTAAGGGAGGTTGAGATGAAAGTATATATGGTTTACAGGCAGGGGGTGTATATGCAAGGTGTGGTTGGGATATATTCCACACTCCTTAAAGCTAACGACGCTATTATCAAAGCTAGGGGAGAGGAGCCTGATAGCTACCACTCCTTTGATATAAATATTGTAGAGTTGGATAAGTACGTATCACTGGAAGGATGTTGAGATGGAAATACTAACTAAAATCATACTAACTACCATATTGATATCCTACGCACAGTACTACCTACATAAAAGAGGTATCATCAACAAGACTCTTATGTTTATAGGATGTATGTCAATTATATCTCTATTTGTACAGATTATGGTGGGGATATGGATGTTATAATCATGTACATAATGATAGCATCTGGTTTACATTCAACCACGTATGGACACGGGGAGTTGATGTGTGGGGACATTGGTAAACCTAGGAGCTGCTCTAAGGGTGCTGTAACGGCTTCGGGGGAAGTATTTGACCCCAATCTACCTACAATGGCTGTATTCGCTCCTACGAGGCTAAGAATGCATCCTGTGGTGGTCCCTGTGAATATAGGGGGTGGTATATGTAGGTTTATCAGAGCAAATGACAAAGGATCACCTCGATTCATCAGAAAGAGGGGGTTCGACCTAACTCCATCAGCTGTTAGGTTACTAGGAGGTAAGGATTCGAAACACTGGTCTGGAAAGGTGATAGTATGTTCAGGTTTATTAAAGAGAAACTTAACCAAATACGAGGTAATAAAGTGGAATCTAAGTACAAAGTAGGTGATAGGGTCAAGATTCTACCCTTCCTAACATTATGTCGAATGGGTAAGATAGAGTATAGGTCAGATACTAGTCTATCTTGCGTTAAATTCCCGGATGGACGTAAGTTCTATGTAAGCGATTTTAAAATATGTGGGGGTAGGACAGGTAAGATAGTAGCTACTGAGAATGCTGGAGGACCTTACTACTATACGATAGCGATATCGGAAGGTGATAAGAAGATATACTTTGTAACTAAGTGTGATCTGATACAAAGTTTCCAGATGGGGGTAGTTAAGTGTGAAGTCACTGAGATGGATGTAGCTACACTTAAATATAATGCTAAAGAATTAGTTAAAGCAAACAGAAGAGAGCATAACAAAAGAGCAACCCGTAACTTCAAACTAAAGGATGAGAGATGAAAGTATTACTACTATTATTACTACTAGGATGCGTAACAACAAGCCGTGTATACGATACAGACTTCAAGGTCAAGGTAGCTAAGTACGCTATTGAGTTCTACAAGGACTTCCCCTATGCTACCAAGTCTGAGATCTACGTGGAGAGGACGATCGACCAATCTCTACATGGAAGATGTATGCCAGATGCTAAGGTAAGTATCCTAAACCCCTACTCTACTACTAGGTTCACTGATGGACAGATTCAGTTCCTAGTGTACCATGAGTTAGGGCATTGCGCACTAGACCTACCTCACGATAATGTGACCACTGTTATGGGGAGTAGAGTGTTCCCTAAGAAGTTTACGATCCATGATGTTATAGAGATGAGAGCTTATCATAAGACTATCTGTCAAGGTAAGATTAGGGGAGTTAGGTCGCAAGCGTTTGGACCTACTGAGAAGTTGCACGAATCATGTTTCCGTAAAGAATACATGGAAGATTGGGGGGACTAATGGTACTATACAAACATAAGGACAGTCTCACTATAGCCGCTATGGTTGTTAAGTTTATCCATATACCAGACAAGGATTACGTGAAGATTAAGGTGAGGTGGTATAGTTTACACCCCCGAGGTCCAATGGATATGGGAATAGAAACCTGGTTGACCACGGAAACATCTATAGGTACGTCAACCAGACAAAGAAGAAAATACCCCTTAAAAAGGTGGACTGAGGATTGGAGAGTGATATGAGATTTAGCGAACTAGTAAAACACCTGGAAGAAGGCGGGCATATTGTTTCTGATATTGGTGTGAAGTACTATATGAGAGAGGATACTTTATACCTTGTATCTTATGCTCGTGAATCTGTCTTACAGCTACCTGACTTAGCAAACGCATTTAATGGGTACACCCCAGTACCCAAACCTATTGAGTTTACGGTTAAGGTTTATATGCATCTAGAAGATATGAGCGTTGAGAATTGTTTGTATAGTGAGATGGTAGACTTCTGTGCGAGGCAAGGATATTACTACAACACGCCAGTAGAAATTACGGTTAAGGAGATTAAGTATGACTGAACTAAACCTTACAGCGGATGACGTTGGTAAGATTGCAGTTTTGAGGAATGGTGAGGAGGTTGATATTACTAGGTCCACTAGAGATCAATATCCTATTAGATCTACCTTCTTTAGTTGGACCAAAGAGGGTAGGAGATATATTGGGGAAGAGGATTGTACCGACATCGTATCAGTCAAGGAGAGAGAAATGCCAGGATATACTACATATACCATTGAGAAAGAAGTGGAAGAATACAACCTAACATTTACAGAAATGGTGGAACAGGCTGAGGTTGGGGATAAGGTATTCCATAAAGACGACGCATGTCCTTTAGCTGTTGTGTTTCATGAGGATAGAGAGTACGGGAAGAAATTGGTATGGAAACTTCCTGTTGATCGGGATTGCGGTATTAGCGATTACATACTTAACGCTAAATACAAAATTGTGAAACCTAAAAAGACCGTGACTATGTATCGACCTAAGCTGATTAGATATATAGATGAAGTAGCTCATACATGTATAACTTGGTATAAATCAAAAGAAGACTTTTTTAAGTGTACTAAAGGGGCTCAAGTACAAGGCTGGGAAGAGATCGAAGTCGATGAGAGTAAGTGGGAGAGTGGGGATGAGTAAGTTCTTGTGATTTGTGCGTATAAATCGCTAAAGTAAACGAGAGAAGTGCCGATAAGATAAATGAAAGAGAGGTTAGTATGGATAAACTAATAACAAAACAAGATATTCTAGACCTAAATCCTTGTCATTCTATTGAGAAATAT